CTTAAAGATTTGACTGCGGAGAAGTTTGAATCAGCGATTAAAACGGTGAACGAATCACTCGGTAAGGTTGCCAAACAGATCGAAGAAATGTCTGAGGACGTTGCCAAGGCAAAAGAAAGCGGCAAAGGTCGCGTACAAGCTAAGACGACGTTCGGTCAGCAAGTAGTTGAGGCGTTGGTTGCCAATAAACTCTTAGAGGGCAAGTTCGGTAAAAACGAGCATCGCACTCTTGAGATTAAAGACGTAAGCATCCTTAACAAAGCCGTTGCCAACATGGGTACTGGAAACGTTGACGCTGTGGGATCAAGTTCAATTCCTTTGGAACTTTCCAGTTTTGAGCCGGGCCTTACCAACATTCAAAAGCGGAGACCTTGGCTTATTGACATTGCAAATACATCTCCGATTTCTACCATGTACGCACAATGGGCTGAGAAATCAGGCCAAGAAGGCGCAGCGAACGAGACTGCTGAAGGTGCTGCTAAGAACCAAATTGACTTTGATTGGATTGAAAAATCTGCTAAGGTTGAAAAGGTAACCGCTTACATTAAGGCTTCCAAAGAATCTCTTTCAGATCTCCCAGGTCTTGCCAATGAGATTGACAATGAATTGAGAGAGGAAGTTCTTTTGAAGGCTGACGCTGATTTGTTAGCTGGTGACGGAAGTACCCCTAGCTTGAATGGTATCTTGAATCAGGATACTGCCTATGCTTCCGGTGCTTTTGCGGCCACTATCGTACAGGCTAACCATTGGGATGTGTTGCGTTGTGCTGTTGCTCAAGTTGTTACAAACAAGTTCATCCCTAATTATGTTTTGATGCATCCTACCGATGTGGCAAAATTGGATTTGAACAAGGGCAGCGATGGACATTACTCAATGCCTCCTTTCAAGAGTGCTGACGGTATGACAATTTCAGGGGTTAGAATCCTTGAGAACACTGGCCAAACTGTTGATAAGTTTACAGTAGGGGACTTTACTAAGATGAACGTTCGTGTTCGTGATGGTTTCACTATCGACATGGGTCACGATGCCGATGACTTCACTAAGAACTTGATAACAATTCTTGGAGAGATCCGCCTTGTGTCTTATATCAAAGCAAACCACGCTGGAGCATTTGTTTCCGGTGATTTCTCTGATGCTATCGCGGAATTAAACTTGTCTATCTAATTTTTAAAAACGAAAAAGTAAAATGAAAAAGATTTATATTATGATTTTTGCGCTGATGCTGAGTGTCAGCGCATTTGCTCAACATACGTTTTTCAATCCTTTATCAACTGCGGGTGTGTTCCCTCAGGCTGATACGGTTGTAAATACAGCAACAGCGTTTATCTCTACCAGGTTGATGCCTGTAACGAGTCAAGTCAACGAGGTTCTAGTTTGGATTTCTGTTACTAAGATTTCGGGAACTGTTGGAGGTACTATCACCTTACAGGGTTCTATTGACGGAACAAGCTGGAAGGCGTTAAATACGAATGATAGCCAGACCGCACTAGCCACTATCACGGCTACGGACGCAACGAATACCTATCACTATAGACTTTTGGGAGGGAACTTTCCTTATCTAAGAGTTTCTTGGACAGGGACAGGAACCATGTCTGCAAGTTTTGCAGCTAAAGCATACAGGAACTAATGAAAAATCTAATTATTATTTTAGCACTGGCCCTAGGGGTCAGTGCTTACGGCCAGGATGTCACTATGAAAAATGCATCCAACAGCGCAACGGAGACAATTACCAATACCGGAACCGGAATTCTTACGGCCCAAGTTAGAGGTCATAAGAATACCGTTACTGTTCAGGTAACAGTTACTAAAACTTCTGGAACCATTGCTGGGACTTTGACACTTCAGGGAAGCCTTGACAACGTAACTTATAAAGCTGCTTTGTTGCCTAACGGAGTTTCTACGGCTGTGAATACATATACAGCTACGGATGTAGCCACACAGACTTTTATTTGGCAGCTTGATAAGAACGCCTATAACTATTGGAGGGTTTCTTACACCGGATCAGGTACTATGGTAGCTACTGCCACGGCAGTTTTAATGGCTCATTAAAAAAATGATAACATCTTCTCATTTCTTAGATC